CCGCTGCCACCAGCGCCAGCAGCAGCACTAATAGAACCACCACCACCACCACCAGTATTAGCAGTACCAGCAGTTGCGGCACTTGCATTAGAACCAGCACCGCCGCCACCCGAACCACCAGAAGTCGTGCCAGAAGTTCCTGCACCGCCACCGCCACCAGCGTAAGTAACAGAAGAACCCGTGTAAGAGTTTGCTAAACCATTGCCACCATTGCCACCAGCCGCGCCGGGTGCGTTAGCACCAACAGCACCAGCGCCACCGCCACCGCCACCGCCATTGCTTGTTGAACCCGTGCCACCATCATTGCCTAAGCCGGATGCCGACGAACCACCTGAGCCACCAGCGGGGGTCGAACCGTTACCGCCGCCGCCTGACCCTCCTGCAAATCCGTCAAATGAGAACACGATGGTTCCAGATGAGTTTCTGCTAAGTGCACCACCGCCGCCGCCACCAGAGGAATAATAGGAACCAAGGCGGCTAGTTATTCCATTTCCACCGGGGTATCCGGCGTTTGTGGAAGATAAACTAAAACCAGTTCCACCAGCGCCTACGACAACTGTGTGACTTCCAGACGCTAGATATGCGTTAGAGGCAACGAGCATACCGCCACCGCCACCACCGCCACCGTTCGATGTACCACCAGCACCGCCGCCGCCGATGACCAGCACATCAGCCAACCCCGCCTGCGAAACACTTATGGACGATGAGGCATCGAACTCCCAATAGTCATACGTCACCCCACCAGAGGTGTAGTTACCCGTCGGAGTGTCAGAGATCGCAGCACCAGCAAGCGCACCACTAACCTCAGTCCACGCGCTCCCGTCGTAAATCTCCAACTTATCGTCGTCGCTGCGGTAGCAAGCCTGACCCTCGACAGGTGAAGTGATCGCCGCGTCACGCGCAGTCGCGTCAGCAAACACAGCGATGCCCTGCATCAGGTAATCGTTCGTGTCAGCAGCCGTGAGCACATCTCCGGCGTTGAATGTCTTGAATCCACCTGCAGGCATTAGAGTGTCTCCCAACTAGAGCCGTCGTAGTAGACCAGCGAATCGTCGTCTTTCAAGAAAGCGAACATGCCCTCGCTCGGGCTGGTGATTGCGGCGTCACGCGCTGTGCTGGACGCGAACACCATGATCTGTTGCTGCATGATGTAGGTGTTCACGTCCGACGCGGTGAGCACGTCACCACTCGCGAACGTCTTGAAACCGGCACCAGCCACCGTTACCTCCTAGAATCCGAGTCGGTCATCGTCAAGCTCACCGAACGTCGTGTCATTCAAGATGAACGACGGCTTGGCTTCACTCATCGAGAACGTCACCACATGCTCACCAGGGACGAAAGCGTGAGCGATCCGGTCAATGGTCGCGAACTGCGTCACAGCTGGGCCGACAGCGGGCGCGAACGAAACCTGAACCGGCGAGTTGATCTCCAACTCCGCGACCGTGTTCTGCTGCGCCTCACTCAACCCGTCCATCACGATCACGACCTGATTGATGCTGAACGTCGCATCCTTGAACCGAGCCAGCAAGTAGTCAGCGAGGTCCGCTACCTCAACGTCATCATCGAACAGCAACTTGGAGGCGGTGAGCTCGCTGATCCCGAACGTTGTCTTGCTGGTCGCGTCGCTGCGCTCAACCTCACTCCCACCGACCCGCTGCAACCGGATCACGTTATGCAAATCATCGGTGCCGTTCTCGATCTGCACCGCGCTGATCGGGATACCACCAGAGCCGAGAACCGTGAACGTGCCGAAGTTCTGTGTCTCCTGACGGTCTTGGAATGTTGCCAAGCCTTCCCGACTCATGAACAGGGAACCGAACTCTGTGCTTTTCACGCGGCTGGCGTACTCAAGCAGGTTCGTGTCCGCGTCAGGCGTGTCAGCCTGCAACGTCACCTGACCCGTCGCGATATCTCTCTTGCTGGAAGGCCAGCCCGCCTCAGTCAACAAAGCGTCAATGCGGGCACCAGATGTTTGCGCTGTTCTCGCGCTAGTGCTCACGTCAGTCTCCGCGAGAGTGATGAACCCGTCAGCGCACACGGCCCGACTGGTGGAGTCCTCATTGATCTCATAATCAATGTCCCACGCATCAACGAGGCCGCTGAACACGGGCCGGTCGTTCACGGTCACTTGAACGTTCTTGCGTGGAACGATGCTGCTCGCGTAAGGGAAGGACGCGCCGCCGCCAGTCAGCGGGTCGTAAAGTCGAGCGCGGTTGTCAAGCAGGATCTCCGCCGTCGCGGACTCAATCTTGTCCAAGAGCCGTGAGCGACCACGGTTGATCGTGAGGCTGCGAACATCGCTGGTCACGTCCACGAGACTGAACGCTCCACCGAGGGTGTAGGTCGTGTTGTCCAGTTTCCCTTTGACGGCGCCGTCTAGCTCGAAGAAGTTGGTGATCCCGCCGGCGTCCTGATCGAAAGCGAAGATGACCTTGGTGGTCATCCTGCGACCTTCAGGGGCAGCGGCCCGTTACTGCGCTGGTAATGCTTGAGCGCGTCAACGATCTGCTTGCTGACCTGCCGCGAATCGGTGCCCATGCCGGCGTTGACGGTCAGGTTGATGACGTTCCCGCCGCTAGGCCGCAGTTCATTATTGGGGACGATCATGCCGCTGATATTCGGCACGAACAGTTCTGGTCCGCGCTCACCGACGAGGAACGGGCTGCCAGCGTCCACGGGGCCACCGAGGGCGCGTTTCCTGACGCTCTGCTTGATCTCCTCAATCTCTTCAGTTATGTGCTTGGTCACCTTCACGTCAATAATGACCTGGCGGGCTGCTTTCTTGGCGAGCTTGTCCATGCGGTGCATCAGTTTCTTGAAGCCCTCCGCGCCAGGCTTCATGAACTCATCAAAGCCGACAACGGTTGCGTGGGCGCTCGTCACACCAGCGCCGAGGAAATGCTGCGCCGCATCCAACCCAACCTTGTCAGCGGCCTCCTGCGTGGACTGCACCAGCCGGTTGGTGTCGTCAATCGCGGTCGCGCCGCCCTCGATCAACTCATTCGCGATGTTCGTGCCCGCGTCAACACCAGCAGCGAGCACCTGAGTGATCGCCTCTTGGCTCAATCCCGCCGTGATTAGTTCTTGAATCTTGGTGGCGAACTCGCGGGCTTTCTCAGCCTGGGCCTGCAAACCCTCAAGGAACGTCATCCCAACTTCCTCGCCGTTCGCACCAACCTTAGTCATGGAGTCGGCGGCGGCGAAGTCAATCGCTCCCGTGATCGCGTTCGACACGTTCACGCTGAAGTCATCGAACTCCTGACGGGTCGCATCAAGTTCGTCCTTCAACCCCTGGCGCATCCGCTTGATGCCTTCAATGGCGCGACCACGAGCATCCTCGATCCGATCCGCGAGACTGTTGACCGCGCTGCCAGCACTACCAGCAGAACGACCCAGATTGTCAGCGGCCTCCGCTGCCGCTTCCTCATCGTCAGCGAGTCGCTTCAATCGAACACCCGCGTCACGGTAATACTTATTAGCGGCCTGCACTTGGAACAACTGCGTGCCGGTTTCTGCTGCGAACTGACGAGCCGCTGCCGCTGCGCGTTGCGTCATCGAACTCAGGTCAGCGATTTCACCAACTAAATGATCCGCGACAGAAATGTTCCCTGACATAGCATCGTTCATCGCTCGCAAGGTCGCGGTGAACTGTTCTGTCTCAAGTTCGCCCTCTTTGACGCCCTCCCCATACTGTAAGAAACCGGAAAGATAAACGCCAATCAGCGGAATCCCCTGCAACAAACCTCTCGCTAAGGAAGTTTGCTCATCAGCGAACGTCTCTGTCGCATCTGCCGCACCCGTAACGCCGCCAATAAAGTTTTGGACGTTTCTAGTGAACTGACTCAAACCGACAAGCAACGAATCCACATCTTCAGCAGATTGGGAAATCGTTGCTTCCAAACCCCCAGGGCCTCCCATAGCGTCGGTCGCTCGCAGTATCGCCTCAACGAAACTTCTACCGATGGTCGCCTGTGCATCTTGAACCGCTGCCTGCAACGTCCGCGTCGTGTTCGCCAGTCCATCACTCGTGCGAGCGAAGTCACCCTGCGCCGTAGCGGTGTCATCCATGATGAGGTTGAACGCCGCTTGTGCTTTCGCCGCAGCGTCAATCTGACCTTTGGTTTCCACCAATCCACTTGATAACGCTTCAGCGTTGATGCGTGCCGCGCTCAAGTTCACGCCTAGGCGACGCAACGGTTCAGTCTCACCGACCAGCCCACTGCGGAGAGCGATAATCGCTTCCTCAACCTCGATGTTGTTGAACGAGGCGAGATCGGCAGCGAGCTGCACAATCTCTTGGGACAGGCTGGAGGCCTTGCCGGTGTTGATGCCCATGGCGGTGAACAGGTTGCCGAACGTGCTCGTCGCCTCAAGCGCAGCCTGCTCACTCAAGCCCAAGTTCGTTGCGGCGTCCTGCGCGAACTTCTCAACAGCGTCACTCGCGTCACCGAACACGGTGCGAGTCTTTGACAACGACTCATCCAGGTCGCTGGCAGCGCCAACGCTCTGCGCGGCGAAACGAGTCACGCCAACGGCAGCGCCAGCGGCGGCGGCAGCTATGGCGACGCCCGCGAGTTTCATCCCGCGAGACATAGCGCCAAACTTTTGCGTTGTCTGCTGACTGTTGCGCTTTAGACTTTCAAGATCACGTTGCGCCCGCTTGATATCGCGGTCGCTGTAGTCGCCTTCAATCTTGATGTTGATGGGGGCCTTTGCCATGACCTAGACCCTCCTACCTTCAACCGCTTTGGCGGCTTTTCTGATTGCTTTGGTGATTGCTTTGGCTGCCTTTGGTCCCTCTATGTTTCGCGCATCTGTCAAGGCGCGAGGGAACGTGGTGCCACGCTTACGGTTGAGAAACTTGTTGAACGAATCGGTTTGATCCCGACTTCCCGCCAGCGAGTAAATGGCTCCTGCGGCTGTCCTGGTGACAACCATGCCGCTGAAACTTGTGACGCGCCCTCTCTGGCTGCGTCGCACCGCTGTTGGTTTGATCCCACGGCGAACAGAAGAACCTTGAAAGCCTAGGTCACGACTTCCCGTGACAAGACTGATGCTGCCCACTTGCGCGGTTTGTCCGGTCGTCAAGTTCCACGGCCCCCAACCTCGCAACGCTCGACCACCAGGCGTCAAAGTTCTGGCTCTGCTTGCCACGTCGCCGAGTCCTTCCCGAACCTCTTTGGTCAGGATTTTGTAAACATCCTTGTCAAACTTGGCAAGACGGTTGACGAGTTCATTCACGCCCTCAACTTCAAGGTCAATGGATGTGGTCACTTGCTCGCCGCCTTCCGGTACTCACTCGCACGCCACCGCAAGTACCTGCTCATGGTCGTCAACATTCTTGGAGACTCGTCAACCAGCTGGCTGGGCGCGACCTTCCATTCATAGGAAAGGTGCGCGATCAACCAGTGGGCTGACTGCTCTCCAAAGGGGGCGGGTCTGCAACCGCCTTCACCGTCACGCCGTCAACCGTTTCAGTCCACGGATCGAACTCAACGCTGACTTGCGTGGTGCGCTTCAATGCGTGCCACGCCAGCCAGACGATGTATTCCAACCGCAGATCATCCGCGAACGCAGCGAACGACTTGTCAAACTTACGCTCGAAAGCGATCAGGTCAGGCGTGGTCGCTTCAACGTCCACGCCCGACCCGTCGCTCAAGTCAACGTGCAAGGCAACCTTGTTCATCGCAGGAACCTGACTCTCTTACGATTCAGCGCGAGTAATGTCGCCCGTAACCGGCCAGGTGACACTCACGGTCGCCAGGTCGCCGACGCTAGAAGCAAACGGCGAGTATTGCGTGACGAGGCAGTTGAACGAGTAGGTCGGGTTGGTTGCACCAGTAGCCGCGCTCGTCGGCTTGATGACGATAGCCACGCTGGTGCCGATCAGCGGCTCAAGCGTCGCGTCAACGCTTGAAGAACCGAAGTCCTGATGGAAGTCGAGCGTGAGTGTTCCAGTTTGCAATCCACCCACGCGAGTGCGGGAGGAATCACCAAACGCCGTCGTTTCAACATCATCAACCTCAATGCTGAGTTCAGCAGATGCGATGGATGAACTGAAATCGGAGCCGCCGATGGTGATGTTGTAATCCGTGGCGACGAACTTTGCCATGACAGTTGCCTTTCTTTCTAGGTTGCGTAAACGGTGACCGCGAACTCAGCAGCCAGGTAAGTGAGTTCACCGACCGGAAGGCTGCTGTAATTTCGCATCTCTGTGCATCGCAGGTTTTGTGCTTCCCCGCCGAGAGTCTTGTCACTCTCTAGCGCGGTCTTGATACTTGACGACCCTGTTGGGTTACAGAAACCGTCAAGCTTGTTTTGGGCGCTGCGCTCATCAACACGGCCCACGATCACGAGCACTTGAAACTCGTATGTGTCAAGACCGCGAGCGAATGAAGTGTCGAACGTAATCCCTTGCGGAGCGACAACGGCGATAGGAGGATTCACGTCGTCGGGGACTGTTGCGGACGTGCGAAGCCCGCTGATGGTTGCGAGGTTGGTGGCGATGCCGGATCGCAACGCGCTGAGAGTTGTCATGCCACACCGACGTGGCGAACATAGGGCGCGACGAGTTGCGCAACATCGGGGTCGAGTCCTTTGCTCACTCGCATCGCCCCGAAGTCACCGAACCCTGCAACGCCCAGCGGCGAGTCAAGCCGCTTGAAGATCCTCATAGACTGAATCACTGCTGCCTGATTCACCTGGCTGGGGACTGCTGAGAACCCCCAGGTGCCGATGATCTTCACGTCCGCCTCTAGCCCACCGATGATGCTTGATGCGGGCCACAGGTAGCGGTCAATGGCTCTGATGCGCGTCGTGGGGAAACTCAACCCGTCCGCGTAACCGTTCAACGGTTCGAGCTGGTAGTCGGTGGCGGCCCAGGTCACGTCATACGTTCCATTCGACTGGCTGCTGGTGGCGATGCTCGTGACGCTCACCAAGTCATCAATCTGAAGGACGTAAGCGTTGTCAGCGGTGAAGTACCTGGTCGCGCTCTCACTGTCGAACCGCCTGCCGCAGAACCCCTCAATGAGTGCGCTCGCGCTCGTGGCGGCCATTGTTATGAGGGAGTCATCTACCGTGTCGGTGATGTGCAGCGCGGCTTTCACTTCCGCCACGGATGCGTACAGCGTCATGCGTTCTCCCTCAGTGTTTGTGGGGTGTGATGGGGGGGCGAGTCCTGCGATGCCCGCCCCCCCATCACGCTTGTGTTCTCCTGACTAGGAGGCGCCGCCCGTGAACTTCTTGACGTGCGAGGTTTGCGGCAGATCGCCGTCAACCCGCAGCGAGCAGCGGAACGTGACCAGCCCGTTTGCGAAGGCGTAGTCGTCCGAACGCTCCATGCGGATGCCACCGGCCTGCCGCACGTAGTACGACGGGAAGTGACCCGCGAGGGCGCTGACAGCGCCGAGGCCGACAGCGGCCATGGCGTTGTTCTCGATCAGCGGGAACCCGAGCAGGGTGTCAGGTGTCGCGTCCGACGCGGAAGGCGCGAAGATGTATTGGCTCGCACCATCCTGAAGCAAGCGAGCATCCACAACAGCGGAAGTCGCAAGCATCAAGCCGAACCCAGGCAGCGCACGCGCAGCAGGGTCAGCAGCGTAAACGAGGTCCACCAGGTTCTCGTAGGTGAACTTTCCGGTCACGCCGGTGCCGCCGGTCACGCCAGCCGAAGCAGCAGACACGATGCCCTTGGGCTTGGAAGATCCGTTGCCGATGGTCAGTTCGCTGTTGACCTTCACGCCGATTGCCTGACCGCAGTTCGTGGCGAGCAGATCGGTCATGTTGACGTGAGCGTCCTCAAGGAGCTCGCTGGAAACCTGAACCAAGAAGGCGTACTTGTACGCGCCCAGGGTCGTGGTCGCCAGGGTCGGATCAGACTCGCCGATTGAGCCAGCCTCCGCGACAAGCGCGGCGGTGGAGTAGGCGGTCATCGCTGGGATCTCCAGATCTTCACCACTCTGCGTGTTGAGGATGGTGGAGGTGCGGAGCATCGGGCCGACCGATGTGGCAACGTTGACGACCTGATCGAAGAACGAGGTCGGAACGGGTGCGCCAGTCGAACCCTTAGTGATATCGCGACGCTCAAACATGATGCTGCGGCGCTCGCCACGGGCGAGGCTGCGGATCAGTTCATTGTCGTCCATCGGCTCTTCCACGACGGGAGCAGAAACGGTGCGAGCCTCAACGTGAGCCTCGGTCGCCGCCTCAATCT